TATATATTATCCATCATTATCTGCAGGTAGTATGGTGTCTGCATTCAAGAAGAATACAAAATTTGAAGATGGAACTACAACTAGATTCTTCTCAAAAGAGTATCCAGAAGAATGGAGACATCCATATTTCTTAATTACTGCAGGACATCATTTTAAAAAGATGGATTTCCGTGATCAATTAGGATTAGATGATGAGGTATTAGTATTTGGAGATTCAGGAGGATTCCAAATAGCAACTGGAGCTTTAAAATGGGATGGAACAATTCGTGAGCGTATATTTGAATGGTTAGAACATAATTCTGATGTAGCAGCAAATTTAGATATTCCACCTAGAGCTAAATATGAAAATAGATTTGCAGAGTCTATGGATATTAGTTTTGATAATTTTAAATATTTTGAATCTAAGCAAACAGGTAAAACAGATTTTTTAAATGTTATTCAAGGTACATATCATGAAGAATATGCACAATGGTATCATAAATTTAAAGATTTTGCATTTAATGGATGGTGCATTGGAGGTCCTAAGAAATTAGTAGATTTCATGTATGTTATAGCACTTATGCTTAAAGAAAGAGAATTTGAAAAGAAACATGTAAAGTATATACACTTATTAGGTATATCAAAGATATCAGATTTTTTTATATTAGCAACATTACAAAAGTTAATTAATAAATTAACTGATAATAGAGTATTATTCTCAACAGATTCTAGTTCACCAGGACAATATCCTGTATTTGGAACATATCTTCATTCTGGTAATTTTAAGACTCAAACATTTACCGAGTTATACTTTCCAAAGAATAATGAGTATAGAAGAAAATCTCATGCAAGTAGAGCTAATAAAACAGTAGATATTGACACATCTAGAAAAGTCCCATGTAGCTTAGGATGTCCTGCTTGTAAAGACTTTACATATGATTATCTAGGTGGACAGACTGCAACTGGATTAGATAGATATAGTCAAGAAGGTATGCCAAGAATGGTTATACATAATACTCATTTATATGTAGAGATTGCAAAAGATGTTAGTCAATTAGTAAATAATCATGTTGAATTGTTAGAAACAGCAATTCCAAAAGATTTAAATGATGTTATATTATCATTACATTCAATGTTCGATGATCCGGATAATGCAATGAATGTTTATGCAACATATAAGAAAACATATAAGAAATTTGGTGGTGATAGTATATCAACTACTGATGCAAGTCAATTTAATAAGTTTTTTAAAACATAAAAGGTAGAACAATGGAAAAAAGTAAATTACAATCATTTATAAACAGATATTATCTAGCAGGTAACTGTGAAGCTGTAACTGTTAAAGCAAATGGAGAATCTGTTAATTGTGAATTAATAGATGTAGATCAAACCGTAGTAGGTAAAGTTAAATGGAAAACAGATCCATTTATGTCAGGAGAATTAGGTATTAATCATACTGGTGCATTAACTAAAATGTTATCTGCAGTAGGTGAGAAAATCGATATTGAAGTTAATGATGCTCAAGGCAAAAATTATGCAATGAAGATTAAAGAAGGAAGTACAACAATGACTTTTATGTTAGCTGATACTTCTGTTATACCAGCAGTTCCTGCAATTAACGCAGAACCTGAATATGAGGTTACAATTGATATAGATGAATTATTTGTTAATAAATTTATCAAAGCAAAAAATGCATTGCCAGACGCAAATAATTTTGCAGTACAAGTTCAAAATGGTAAAATTAAGTTTATTATTAATTATACAACTATTAATTCTGATAATGTTACATTTGAAATAGATGGTACAGCAAATGAGTTAGATCCAATTTGTTTTTCAGCTGATAAACTAAAAGAAGTATTAACTGCAAATAAAGGCGATAAAGGTACAATGCACATATCATCTAATGGATTAGCAAGGGTAGACTTTACAGGTACAGACTTTGATTCAAATTATTGGTTAGTTCAATTACAAAATTAAGTATGGAAGTACGAGTAATAAATAAATCAGACAATGATCTTCCTAGCTATGAAACTATAGGAAGCGCAGGGTGTGATGTTAGATCAACTCATGGGGCAATTATAGGTCCGGGATTGAGCACTTTAATTAAAACTGGATTACATGTTGAAATCCCTATAGGGTATGAAATACAAGTTAGACCAAGAAGTGGATTAGCATATAAAAAACAAATAACAGTTTTAAACTCTCCTGGAACTATAGATGCAGATTATAGAGGAGAAATTGGAGTAATCCTAATTAATCATGGATTATCAAAAGTTACCTTAGAAAAAGGTGAACGAATAGGACAATTAGTATTAAATAAAGTTGAACAAATAGAATGGAATCCTGTATTAGCATTAGCCGACACAAATAGAGGTTCTGGAGGATTTGGGTCAACGGGAAAAAAATAGATTATGTTTGGAGTAACAGAAAATACACTTTGGGTAGAAGCATTTAGACCCAATACATTAGATGGATATATTGGTAATGAACATATTATCGATAAAGTTAAAATATTCATTGAAAATGGGGATGTTCCTCATCTATTACTATATGGAGTAGCAGGAACTGGTAAGACTACATTAGCAAAAATTATTGCAAACAATGTAGATGCAGATTTAATGTATATTAATGCATCTGATGAAAACTCAGTAGACGCAGTAAGAGACAAAATAAAAAGATATGCATCTACAGTAGGTTTTAAAAGATGGAAAATTGTTATATTAGATGAAGCTGATTATCTTACTCCTAATGCACAAGCAGCATTAAGAAACTTAATGGAAACATATAGTAAAACTACAAGATTTATATTAACTTGTAATTATGTTGAAAAGATTATAGATCCAATACAAAGTAGATGCCAGACATTTGGAATAATGCCTCCTAGCAAAAAAGATGTAGCTCAAAGATTAGTTACAGTATTAGAAGAAAAACAAGTAGAATATGACATTAAAGACGTAGCTGCTATTATCAATTCTTCATATCCTGATATTCGTAGAGCAATTAACGCAGCACAGAGTCATGTAGTTAAAGGTAAGTTAACATTAGACAAAAATAGTGTAGTACAAGCTAATTATATGACTGAATTACTAAATATTTTAAAAAATATTAAAGATAAAAAAGAATCTTTTAAACAAATAAGACAAATTATTGCAGATAGTAAAGTTAAAGACTTCACGCCATTATATACATTTTTATATGATAATTTAGATGAATTTGCTATTGGTAACATAGCATCATGTATATTAATTATAGCAGAATCTCAATATACTGACACTAGTGTTGTAGATAAAGAAATTAATATCATGGCAATGTTTGTAAAATTAATGAATGAATTATAAAGGAATAATATGAACACATCACAACCAAATATCAGTCCAAATGATTTAAAACCTATGATATGCACAGAATGTGGAGGTATGTATTTTAGACAAGTTATGTGTATTAACAAAGTATCTAGATTCTTAACTGGCCAAGACAAAGACACAGTATATCCAGTACCAGTATTTAGATGCGATGATTGTGGACATGTTCCAGAAGAATTTCAACCGGAGGTAAAATAATGGGAACTCCATATATAAAAGGTCCTGTTGTTTTAGTATTTAAAAACTCAAATAGAAAAAATGCTAAGACCAAAATGAAAATATTTAAAAATAAAAATGTTGACGTTGTAAATGAAAAGAAAATGCCAGGAGTTCCTGAAAATGCAGTAGTATTAGAATTAGCAGTTGGCGAATCATTTATTAACATATATAAACACAAATATAAACTATGACAAAAAAACCTGCAACTATCTTCGACTTTATGAACGGAATGACACATGAAAAGAAAGAATGGTCTAAATATACAGATATAGATCAAAAGAAATTCGCTCCTTTTATTGTTAATAGATGGTTATCAATGAGAATGGAACTAATTGAAGTAATTAATCAGTTACAGAAATATACAATTGGGTTACTATCACCTAGAGATACTTATCGTCTCTATCACGGCCTATTACCTGCCCAGAGAACCTTTGCTAAGTACATTAAAGGAAAAAAGGAAGATAAGTACGATACTCAGTTAGTTTCACAAATTGCAGACCACTATCTAGTAAGTAAAACAGAAGCCATTGATTATGTTGAATTAATGCCTAAAGATAGTTGCAGTGCTTTGTTATCAAAATATGGATATACAGAAAAAGAAATTAAAAAAATGCTAAAAGGTAAATAATAGATTATGAAATTTGAACAAACAATTACAGAACCAGTAGATATTCATTATGATTTTATTGATAATTCAGACAAATTAATTGAAATTTATCGAGTTGAATATTTGGATCAATCCAAATAATTTCTTATAATATAATAAAAAAAGAATATGGCAAATAACGTATATACAGTTGTAAGTATAGAAGCTTCAAAAAAACTTATAAAAAACTTTGTAGATAAAATTTTTACTCCGGAAGTTGAAGAAGCAGATTGGCAGAAAAAAAGTGATTTATTGGCCGATAATTTATATGGGTTATTATATAAAGATTATCCAAAAGACAATTTAACTAGAGATTGGATGACTGAAAATGTAGGAGCAAAATGGTGTTTTGTACATGATTGGCAAATAGACGATGATATTATTGATTTGACATTTGATTCAGCATGGTATCCACCAGAAGAGTTGTTTCATGAATTAGCAGATTGGTTTACAAAGCGAGGAGAATTTGAAATGGAAGCTAGAAGTGAAGATGAGGCATATTTACATGTTTCAGGAGGATATGCTAATCAAAACGGATCTGAATTTATAATGGAAGACGAGAATATACCACCATATCCAGATGACGAAGATTTTGACTCCCAAGAAGATCATGATGAAGCTGTAGAAAATTTTTATGATAAAATTTCTGAAATAAAAGATGATCTTATCTTAGAGTCTAAACAAGATCTTATTTTATATCCATAATATGAAAAGTGGCTATATAAATCCAATATATAAACTATCATTAAATGATGTATCAAAGGTACCTGCAAAGATATCTTATTCACAATGGTCTATGTTTGAAAAATGTCCTAAACAATGGAAACTTTCCTATATAGATAAACTAGCTCCATTTACTCATAATATAGCAACATGTTTTGGTACAGCTTTTCACGAAACATTACAAGAATATTTAACTGTAATGTATACTGATTCTGTTAAAGCTGCAAATCAAATTGATCTTCGTGATATGTTGTTAACATGTTTAAAGATAGAATACCAAAAAGGCGTTACGGCAAATAATGGCGAACATTTTTCCACTCCAGCTGAGTTAGCAGAGCATTTAGAAGATGGAGTACAAATCCTAGAATGG